CGCGGTCAATGCGAACTTCTTTCAGATGCCTGCTGCGGGCACTCCTGCTGCACCGTCGCTCACGTTCGTCGGCGATTTCACTACGGGCCTGTATCAGCCTGCGGCTGGTCAGATCGCTACGGCGATTAGCGGTGTTCAGGTGGGGTTGTGGTCGAGTGCTGGTCTCACTTTTGTGGGCGCGGGCAAGCGCATCATGGGGGATTTCAGCACTACGACCGTCGCCAACCGGCTGGCTTTCCAGACCTCCACGCCGAATGACATGACCATAGTGACGGCGATCCCGAACGGGACCAGCCTGATCGCAGGCTTTCAGGCGTACAACAATTCCAACTCGGTCAACACCGGGATGCTCAACCTCTACATAGACAGCGCCGCCGCTCATATCCAGTCGATCAATCTCGGCACCGGGACGTTGCTGCCGATGTTCTTCGACACCGGCGGGGCAACCCGGCTGTTCATCAACACTGCGGGAAATCTGGGGGTCAATGTAAATCCCTATGCTTCCTCGTCGATTTTGCAAACCAGCGGCGATGTCAGCATCTTCGGCGCACAGCCAACGTTGATGTACAACGGCTACTATGCCTCGGGCTGGAAGGCACAGGCTGCGGGTTTTGTCAGCGGGATTAAGCTCGACACGACGGTCGGCGCTTTGCAGTTCCTCTCTTCGACCGCGAGCTTTGGTGCTGGCACTGCCAGCGATGTCCGTGAGGTCGGGCGCTTCCTCGCCAATGGCGGCTTCTGCGTCGGCACGCCGGGCGGCGACTATGGCACGAACTGGGTGGCGATCTTTCGCCGCGATCAGAATGCCACGGCTGATCTCGCCATCGTCAATGGCGCTACGGGTGCAAGCGCCTCGGCCAACCTCCGCCAGATCACTGGCACCGGCAACAGCTATGCCAACCACAACCTCGTAGATAATAACGGAGCGCCTTATGCCACGCTGAACCTTGGCAGCGCGGTCGCGTCCTATGCCATATCGTTCGCTGGATCGGGCTTCGTCAACTTCTTCAAGAACGGCTCAGTTGGCATCAATCGTCCTGCACCTAAGGAAATCCTCGACGTCAACGGCAACATTGCCATGCCCGGCGGCAATTGGATTTACACAGGCTATGACGGCAGTGGCAACTGGGTCGGCGGCGTGCGGGCTGGTGTCTATTTCGACGGGGCTGATCAGTCGCTAGCTTTTGGTTCAGCTGGGTCAACGCGTGGCAAGCTTCAGAACAACGGCGACCTGCGGATGTGGGGCAGCATCATGGCGTTGCCGAGTGGCAGCACTGATGGCGGTGTTGCGCTCACAGCAACGCCAGCCAGCAATCTTGCCGGTTACGTCGCGTTCTGGATGAATGGAGGGGGAACACGCTATGGCTATATCGGTGACTATGGTTGGGGCGGTGACATACAATACATCAACGAGGCTGGTGGCGGGCATGCTTTTAATGGCACTGCTGTTACGATAACTAACCGTCTCTATACAGGAGGTAGTAACCCCGGCATTGCGGGCACGGTGCTCATCCAGCAACAAGGCGGCACTGCACTGCAAACTTGGACTGGTAGTGGCACCTACAACGCCGCCGCGTTCAACTACCTCGGCGCGATCAACGGCACGATCAACTGCTTGGCGGGTAGCGTTACTTACAACTCGGCCAGCGACATTCGCCTCAAGACCAATATCAAGAACTCCGAGGTGGACCCCGGTGCAATTATCGACGCCATCCCAGTCCGCTCGTTCGATTGGAAGGAGTTCGACCAGCACAACCGGATTGGCCTGATCGCGCAGGAGGTGTTCCCGCATTATCCCGAGGCGGTGACCGAGCCAACCGAGAAGGAATGGGAGGAGGGAAATCCAGATGCGATCTGGATGATTGACTTCTCCAAGTTCACGCCGCTGCTGCTCATGGAGGCGCAAGGGTTGCGGGCAAGAGTGAAGGAACTGGAAACTCGCCTCGCCGCGCTGGAAGCCACACAACGGTAATGATACGAGGGTATGACTAGAACAGAGGAGAGACGACAATGGCAATCGTGAAGCGAGTACATCTTGGTTCCTCGGTTCGCCGGGTGCGGCCACCGAAGCCGATCTCCGGCGTCGATCCTGTCGTGGTTTACGAGCACCTCTACCACGAGGCGGTCTATGTCGTGGGAGGCGCTCCCGATCACGGTCTTCCGCCGATGCAGCCGGGCCTGCCCGATGTGGGCGTGCCGGGTAAGCCCGACAACACGCTGCCGGGTGACCTGCCCAGCATCGACAACAGCCTGCCGCCGTTGGGTACGGGCTGGCCGGGTTGCCCCGGCGTCGACAACACGCTGCCGCAGCCGCCGCCCTATCCTGATCAGGGGCTGCCGACGCCTCCACCGCGCCCGGATCAGGGGCTGCCACAGCCGCCTCCGGGCATCTGGCCTAGCCCCGGCCATCCGGATCAGGGGCTGCCACAGCCGCCTCCGGGCATCTGGCCCAGCCCCGGCCATCCGGATCAGGGGCTTCCACCGCCTCTGGGCATCTGGCCTAGCCCCGGCCATCCGGATCAGGGGCTTCCACCGTCTCCGGGTCGGCCTGATCAGGGGTTGCCGCCTATGCCCGGTCGGCCTGATCAGGGGCTGCCGCCTACGCCCGGCCATCCCGATCAGGGACTTCCACCGTTTCCGGGTCGGCCCGATCAGGGGCTTCCTCCATCTCCCGGTCACCCAGATCAGGGCCTTCCGCCGTCTCCGGGCCGGCCTGATCAGGGGCTTCCGCCGACTGCGCAGCCGAGGTAAGTAGCTCGTCTCCCCTAGCAGGACGGAGTATAATGCTCCGTCCTGCTCCACTGCCCTTGACACGCTATCCACCCCATGGGAAAACCTGCACAAGTCTAGTTAATCCCCCTAACTGTCGGCCAGAAACGTGAGGAGCACGCTATGAAGAAGTTTGTCCTAGCGACGGTACTTTGTCTTGTTTCATCCCCCGCCATGGCCGCTGTCCTCATCTGTCAAAGCCCGAACTGCGCGCCGGGGCCGGAGACCAACATCCTCGTCGATCACCAGCCCTCGGCGAACCTCATCATTGGACGCGCCGATACCAACGGCGGCATCCCCGGCGTGGCCTTCACATCGCCGATTGGCGAGGCTCTCGTGGGCAACGCCAACGGGCAGGCGGACGTCAGTGCGGCTGATGGCGCGCTCAACGCGCTGACCTTCACCATCCAGTCTGGCTTCAGCTTCGGCGATGCTCTGTTCAACCTCTTTCCCTTGCCGGGCAATCAGGCCAACGAAGCGATGTTCGCCGACATCAGCTACTTCGTGAACAACATCCAGCACACCGACACCATTGGCATCAACACCAATGGGCAGAACGACACGGGCATCTACGGAACGGCTGGTGAACGCTTCACGTCTATCACCTTCCGGGCGAACCCGATCACGACCGGCATTCAGGACTTGCGCCAGCTGCGCCTGTCCGACATCCAGCAGGGCACGCCGCCGCCTCCGCCGCCGCCTCCGGCAGTGCCCGAACCTGCGGTCTGGCTGACCATGATCCTCGGCTTCAGCGCGATAGGCTCGATGCTGCGCCGCAAGGATGCGCTCGGCGCACGCCTGCGTCTGGCATGATGGACGGGGGAGGCGGCTGATCCCCGCCTCCTCGTCCGGGGGTAAGCCATGCGCTCGTCCGGAAAGATTTTCTACCGGTTCGCTGCCATTTGCAGCTTCCTCGGCATTCTGTTCGCGCTGCTGCACCGCAGCCTATTCTTCGCTATGTTCGATGCCGGCATGGGGGCGTTGTTCACCCGCTGGCTGCTGGAGGTCCGGCGCGAGGAGCGCGGCAAGTGAACGCCGGGATGCGGCTCGCTTCCTTGTTGTCGTCGCGTCTGTCGGCTACTATTGTGGTGGTCTCCCACACACAATGAGGTGCCGTCATGGCCGAGGAACAGCGTAAGTATCTCCGCAGTAGGGCTGACGGGTCGCTCTTCGCATACCATGCTGACTTGGCTGCTCGTCCGGACTTGGAGACCATCGACGAGGACGAGGCTTATCCTGAGCGCCATATGCCCGAGCATGTCGCGAAGAAGAAGAAAGCCGCTGACGACGACGACGACAAGGAGGATGACATAGCGAGCGGCATCACTCCCGAGACTGGTGTCGAGAAGCCCAAGCCTACTGACCCCGCGCTAGGCAAGCAGGCGGCTAAGAATTGGCCGAAGTAGGTGACGCCGCAGGATATCATCACCGAGGCACGCGATCTCGTACAGGATAGCATGGTCCCCTATCGCTACAGCGATGCGATCATGCTGCGCTTCGTCAATGATACCTTCAAGCGCGCCTCGGTGCTGCGTCCCGATCTGTTCGGCACTATCGGCGATATCCCTCTCACCCCCGGCAGTGCGCTGCAGTCCTGCCCTGCCGGGGCGATCCGGTTCATCGAACTGTTTCAGGTCAAGGGTGGATCGGCCATCGTCGAGACGACGCGGGTGGCGCTATCGCGGTACACGCCGAACTGGATGAGCGCGCTGCCGGGGACGCCGACCAACTTCATGCGCTATCCGCGCAACCCGACCAAGTTCTTCGTCTACCCCCCGCCCGTGCTGGGGACAGTGGTGACTGGGGAGTGGGCGGCAACGCCGGTAACGCTGGCTATGGCGGACATGGCTCTGCTTCCCGACGCCTATATGCCGGTCATGGTCGACGGCGTGGTCGCACTGGCCGAGGTCGTCGACAACGAGCATGTCGAGAATGGCCGTGCCAAGTTCTTCGCTGATCGTTTCGAGCAGACGCTGGTCGCCGGCCTCAAGGTGCGCGAGGTTACCGACTTCGAGGACGCCGGCACGGAACCTGACTTGACGACACGCGGTGCGAACACGCCAAAGAAGACCTATGCGGCATGACCTTAGTCCCCTTCTCCACGTTGATCCCCGACGTCGGCGTCAACGCCATGGGCTGCCCCGACACGCTGATCGAGGGATATCTTCGCAAGTCTGCCATTCGTACCTGTGAGCGCACGCATTACTGGCGGATGATGCTGCCGGTTATCCGGCTCGTCCCCGGTGTGTGGACATATCAGTTCACGACCGTGCCGGACGGGGCTGAGGTGTTCAGCTTGATGAGCGCCACGATGAACGGTGAGCAGATGGTACTGCTGCCTCCCGATGAACTGGTCTGCTGCTTCCCTGAGTGGTCGGGCACCGGCACGTCCGATGCGAGCGTCTCCGTCTCGTTCGAGGATGCGGTCTACAACATCCCCGAGTATGAGGACAGCACGCTCTACAACAGCGTGCTGGGTGCGGTGACGCGCGTGGTCGGCATCGCCAGCGGCTCTCATCCCAAGGCTATCAGCCGCATGTCTCCGTGCACGTTCATCGTGCTGCCCAAGCCCAATGCCGATATTATTTTCTACGTCCGGCCTTACGTGACGCTGCGTCCGACCAAGGATGCGACGGGCATGGATGACTGCGTGATGGGTGATCTCGCCGAGATCATCGTCCATGGTGCGTTGCAGGAACTGCTTCTGTTACCTTCTACACACTGGACTGACCGTGAGCTTGCCACCTATCACGCCAAGCAGTACCTGTTCAAGCTGACGGAGCGCCGGGCACGGGCCAACCTAGGCTTCTCGCGCAGCGTGCTCGTCGCACACGGCCAGCCATTTGGAGTGTGATCATGGGAGTTGTCCTGCGCAACAACGTGTTCTCGGTTCTGGCCGCGCCGCTGGCCAGCACCGATACTACGATGATCGTCGATGCCGCTGACGGTAATCTGTTCCCCATACTCGGACCCGGTCAATACACCTATGCCACGCTGTCGTCGCCCGGTGCGCCCAGTGTCAGCGGCGGTGCGACGGTGATCGTGGAGATCGTCAAGATCACGGCGCGCTCGGGGAACTCGATGACTATCGAGCGGGGGGCGGATGGGACTATCCCATCGTCCTTCCCCGAGAACGCCGTTGTGGCCCTGCGCATCAACGCGGCGAGCGTGATGGAGAGCTTCCTCTCCAATTACGACGTGCTGCTGATTTGAAGTGGCTGGTATCAACATACGCCGGTTCCTTGGCGTAGCGCCCAAGGTGTCGCCGGAACTGCTGCCCGACACGATGGCGCAGACGGCACGCAATACCAAGCTCTTCTCCGGCGATCTGATCCCTCAGCCCGAGAGCTTGGTCGTCGGCAATACGGGCCGCGCCAGTGGCACGAAGACGCTCTATGGGATCGCTGATCCGAACACGGGCGTGCTGTCGTGGCTGTCGTGGGATACGCAAGTGGACGTGGCTGTCGTCACTACCGAGGAAGGCAGTGAGCGTCGGTTCTTCTACACGGGTGATGGCCCGCCCAAGATGAGCACTTTCGCGCTGGCCACGCAGGGCACGGCGCCATACCCCAATAACAGCTACCAACTCGGGCTGCCGCTGCCGACTACGAAGGCCACGACCTACGTGACGCCGTTCGTCGATGCAGCGGTCGGCAACTATTCCCGTGACGCCAATGGCGTCGTGACGATCAACACGCCGGTGCCGCATCTGCTCAAGGACAAGGCGCTGATCACGGTCACGGGCTTCACGTTCCTGAGCGGCTCCTATACCGTGTCGGGTACGACGGTCACCTCGACGATCAACAACCAT